ACCGGAGGGCGCTTCGTTTGGTTGTGGTCCTGGGTGGTGGAGAGCTTGGTTTTAAGCTCTTTCAGTTCAGTGCTGACCTGTTCGATTTGCGACTTCAGCCCAGCGGAGAATTTCTTCTCGGCAGCCAGCTGGTCGGGCAAGTCCTTGATGTGCTCAGCCACGGCTTCCACGGCTTCGCTGATTTGGGCGAAGTCAGCGTCGTCTTTGGTCTGTTTGCCTTTGAGCAGGTTTTGCACCTTGTTGAAGAGCTGGGCGCCGATGCCGGGCTTCTCTTCGATTTCCTCGAACGTCAATTCGGTTTCGACTGCCTCGGTGAACATTGAGGTCGCGGAGTAGTGGCGATCCTTGAACGGGCTGGCATCAGGTTTCTGGGCTGAGAACGACAGGACGTCAGTGCCGAGGCTGGCCGGGGAGTCGGTGATGCCAAGGCCGACGATGTAGGCCTCGCCGGAGTCGGCGAAACTGTCGTCGATTTCAATCGAGGTGTAGACCTTCTGCTTGGCCTTGTTCAGGGCGATCAATTCGGCGGTCGGCTCGACCTGGGCGAACAACGCCAGTTTTTTCTGGCCGCCGATGTCCACTTCTTCGGTCTTCACTGCCAGTACGTCACCGTAGGCCTTGAACGGGCCGTCTGGCAGCACGCTGCGGTAATGCTCCAGCCAGATGCGCGCGCCGTAGGTGGACGGGTTGAAGTTCTTGGCGGCCTGTTCCAGCCAGTTGCGTTTGATGGTGCGCTTGTCCGAGGTAGCGCCCTCGACGGCGACGCGGAACCAGTTGCTGCGAAATTTCTTCATGCCGGGAATCCTCATTGCGTGGGGCGCCTGCCGGTGGGTGAGCAGTGCGTTGCGATGAGGGGCATGGTCGTGACGCGCGCGAGTGGCGGCAACGAGGTGGGACTGTAGGGAAGGGCGGTACAAAGGGCGGCGCTATTGAGTCGCCGGCGCGGGCGGCAGCATCGCGGCCATGACTACGACCGAACTGCTGCCCATCGATCCCCGCCGCCAATCCAAGTTTTTGTACTGGATGGGGTGGCGCGTCTGCGAGATTGCCGAGGCTACGGGCGAAAAGGAAAAAACGCTACACAGCTGGAAGGCCCGCGATGAGTGGGATCGGGCCGATAACGTCGAGCGCATTGGCGGGGCGCTGGAAGCGCGGTTGGTGCAGTTGATTCTCAAGGAAGGTAAGAGCGGTGGTGACTTCAAGGAGATCGATCTACTGCACCGACAGTTGGAGCGGCAGGCGCGGATTCAGCGTTTTCAGGGGGGCGGTACCGAGACTGACCTCAACCCGAACCTGGCCAAACGCAATGCCGAGCCGAAGAAGAAGGCCGTCAAAAACGAGATCGATGAAGACCAGGTCGAGTTGCTGCGCGAGGCGTTTATTGATGGCTGTTTCGACTATCAGAAGGACTGGTACCGGGCTGGCAATCAGCGCACTCGAGTCATCCTCAAGAGCCGGCAGATCGGGGCGACTTACTATTTCGCCCGTGAGGCGTTTATCGATGCCCTGGATACCGGGCGTAATCAGATTTTCCTCTCTGCGTCGAAGAACCAGGCGTATCTGTTCCGTGGTTACATTCAGGCGTTTGCCCGTGAGGTGATCGGCGTTGAGCTGACCGGTGACCCCATTGTGTTGCCCAACGGCGCTGAACTGTTTTTCCTCGGTACCAATGCCCGGACTGCCCAGGGCTACCATGGCAATTTCTACTTCGACGAGTTTTTCTGGACGTTCAAGTTCGAGGAGCTGAACAAGGTCGCCTCGGGCATGGCGATGCACAAGAAGTGGCGCAAGACCTACTTTTCGACGCCGTCGAGCATGGCCCATGAGGCGTACACCTTCTGGACGGGTGAGCGTTTCAACAAGGGTAAGCCGGCGGCGCAGCACACGAAGGTGGACGTTTCCCACGGTGCGCTCCAGCAGGGGCGGTTCTGCGAGGATCGGTTGTGGCGGCAGATCGTCACGATCCTGGATGCGGAGCAGGGCGGGTGCGACCTGTTCGACATCGAGGAGCTGCGCCGTGAGTACAGCCCCGAAGCTTTTGCCAACCTGTTGATGTGTGAGTTTGTCGATGACGGGGCGAGCATTTTCCCGCTGACGCTGTTGCAGTCATGCATGGTGGACAGCTGGGTTGAGTGGGCCGAGGACTACAAACCTTTTGCCATGAGGCCGTTCGGCGACCGGCAGGTGTGGATCGGCTATGACCCGGCCGAGACCGGCGACTGCTCGGGGCTGGTGGTGGTCGCGCCCCCGTTGGTGCCGGGCGGCAAGTTCCGCATTCTGGAACGGCACCAGTTTCGCGGAATGGACTTTGCCGCTCAGGCCGCGTTTATCAAGAGCGTCTGCGATCGCTACTGGGTGACCTACATCGGCATTGACGTCACCGGGCTGGGCAGCGGCGTGGCACAGCTGGTGCGCCAGTTCTTTCCGGCGGTGACCACCTTCAGCTATTCGCCCGAAGTCAAAACTCGTCTGGTGCTCAAGGCGTACGACGTTATCCACAGGGGGCGGCTGGAGTTCGATGCTGGATGGACTGACATGGCGCAGTCTCTGATGGCCATCCGCAAAACCGTCACTGCCGGCGGGCGGCAGTACACCTACACCGCCGGGCGCAACGACAACACCGGCCACGCAGATCTGGCGTGGGCGCTCTTTCATGCATTGCATAACGAACCGCTTGAGGGGCAGACGGCTGCCAATACCGGGCGGATGGAGATTTATTGATGACTGAACAACTGGCCAACCAGACGCTGTTGCCCGCCACCATCCCCACGTCACCCATCAGCCAGGGCACGCAAGTGTTCAGTTTTGGCGAGCCGTCGCCGGTGTTGGGCGGCAGGGAGGTGTTTGATTACCTGGAGTGCTGGTTCAACGGACGGTGGTATGAACCGCCGCTATCGCTTGATGGCTTGGCTCGTTGCGTAGGGGCGAGTGTACATCTGCATTCGGGGTTGATGTTCAAGCGCAATCTATTGAGCAAGACGTTTATTCCGAATCCGCTACTTTCCCGTGCGACTTTCGAACAATTTGCACTGGACTTCCTTTGCCTAGGCAATGGCTACCTCGAGGCGCGGCGCTCGGTGTTAGGAAACACCAGGCAACTAGTACCTTCGCTTGCTAAGTACATGCGCGTCGGACCGGGTGGGCAGTACTACCAAGTTCGTGGCTGGAAGGATGAGCATACGTTCGAACCAGGTACTATTTTCCACTTACGGGAGACGGATCTGCACCAGGAGATTTATGGCCTGCCAGAGTGGGTTAGCGCCCTGCAGTCGGCGTTGCTCAACGAGTCAGCCACGCTGTTCCGGCGCAAGTATTACGAGAACGGCAGTCACGCGGGCTTCATCCTATACATGACGGACGCGGCGCAGACCGAGGCGGACATCAATGCGCTGCGCAAGGCACTCAAGGACTCCAAGGGACCAGGCAATTTCCGGAACCTGTTCGTGTATTCGCCCACAGGTAAGAAGGATGGCATTCAGCTGATACCGGTCAGCGAGGTGGCGGCCAAGGATGAATTCAACTCGATCAAGAATCAGACGCGGGATGACGTATTGGCCAGTTTGCGGATTCCGCCACAGCTAATCGGTATCGTGCCTCAGAACGCCGGTGGTTTTGGATCGATAAAGGAGGCGGCGCAGATCTGGTCGATGAATGAGCTCGAGCCGATCCAGGCGCGCCTTCTACAGGTTAACGAATGGCTAGGCGAAGAGGCGGTGCGTTTCAAACCTTTTTAAACCGAGATGTAGTCTATAAAACCTGTTAGCCTTCTCGTTTGAGAGCTAGGCTCCATCGCTCATAAGATTTGATTGAGCTGTTCATGATCAGGTGGTCAATCTCCGGAAACCATGATTCCAGTTCCGCTAAATAGGTAGCTTTCCTTTCTTTGCTAAGCAATGGAGCGTCAGATCCGTATCTTGATAACATGGTTTTTAGATTTTCAATTGAGAGCGTCTCGAAGTCGACTTTGTGATTCGATAATTGGTTTGCATTTTCTATAAGAATTAGATAGTTGCTGTCTGTCGGGTCTATCGGCTGATGGAAATTATGCAGCTCTTTTTGAGTGGATTTCAGTAGCTCTTGAAGCTCAGTCTGAATGGGCTTAGTAAGCTTTACAGTTAGTTCGAGTAAGGTGATTTCCACCCAGGGCTGTAATGCGCTTTTAATATCCTGCTCACTACATCCTAGGCTGGTAAGGATTTCTCGGATTTTTTTTGCTAAGTTATTACTCTCCTCGAAACTCATTGGGCTCGACCATCTACCGACTTTTGCAGCAAGGACTGATAGTGTGTGACTGGTTACTTCAGCTAACTGTTTCAGATCTTTTATAATCTTGTTGGCTTCCATGAGTTTTTCATCTATTTTTCGAGTCTTTACTTCTAGGCTCATCCCTTTTAGAGATTCGAAGCGTTCAATCGTCGCTCCAAATAAAAACACTATCCCCGATCCAAGCCCAGTTCCTGCGAGTCCTGCATTACCACTTATAAGGTTGTAACAGCCTGCACCGATGCAAAATAGCCCTCCCAGGAGGAGCGCCCAGTTTGTAATTACTAAAACCGCGGGTTTTCGATCGTTAGCGCTCATTTTGTCGCTCTCGTTTATTGAATAGCCTGCCCCGCTTTGCTACCGGATGGCAAGATTGGGGATGGTGGCAAGAATGTTTTATCAGGAAAATTCCTTTTTGCTACATTCCAGATTTCTTGATGCAATTCATGGTTTGAAGCTAGATTTTTGCAAAGAAGGTCATAACCTCCAATGACGGAGTTTATTGCAGTGTGAAAAATTAGCGGACCAAGTAGACGCTCGATTTCCTCTAGCGGTAGATTGCGGCCGTTAATATCGTTTTTTTCAAGGACGGGCTGTAGTTTTTCTAAGTGAAACTTACTTCTTATTTCTGTGCTCTGTATCGTAGCCTCAAAGCGTTCTTGCTCGATAGTTAGTGCTACAAGGTTGCTGATTTCATCAAGTTCAGTTAAAAAATTTAGGCTTTCAAAATCAATTCGAGCATCTTTGTAGTCGGGGAATTTAAAGGCTGGCATTGAGAATGCTCGATCAAGAATGCTGGGGTGTTGGTCATAGATGTTTTTTATTTGAAACATTGCGTTATATTGTCTGATCAATGTGAAAAGACAGGCGTCAAAAGCACTTTTTCTCTTGCTCAGTTTTGTCTGTTTTTCTTCATGTTTTCTAAACATAAAGGCGAAGTAAGAACCGAAGAAAGCGCCAAAACCTGCTGAAAAAAAAGGCCAGATTTTATCTGTCACGGGAGTGATTGCTTTGTCGATCGCAAGGCTCGAAAAATACCACAGAATTAGAGCTGCCAATCCTGTCAGTACTCCCATCCATATGGGGTCGTAATTTCTTAAGTTTTTCATCGCGATCCTTGCTTTGTTTTAAACTCGCTTCAATATTTATGAGGCTTTTAGAGTTTGGGCGGCCAGTTGTTGTATACAGCCGTCACCGCCTCCACCTTAAGCAAACCGGCTGCCGGGACTTCAATCTCGCCCGCCAACTTCTCAGCGAGCGCTTTCGCGAGCAGCGCTGGCAAGTCCAGTTTCATCAAGTCGCCCGCATAGCTGCCTTCATCAATCCCAATTGCTACGTACAGGTCCATAAACACCTCGCTAGATTGGTAACAAAAGCAGTGTAGTCACTGGTGTGTGGCCATTTCCCAAAAACGGCAGTGTAACTGCTTACGCGCTAGGGCGTTGCGGCTCAGCGGCAAGGGTCGATGTCGACAGCTGTCCCCTGCAAACGCATGCGCTTGGTAGCGACCGACCCATGAAGATGTACATATGCATGTGCTAGCCCAAGGCGCGTGTCTCGCTGCCGTCGGTTTAATTGCGCTACTGCGCGCCTAGTGTCAGCGCGCCCACGCCAGCTACTCGGCCCTTGTTAGGCACGGCATGACGGGGGCGCAGCATTCAGACTCTCGATTGATGCACCAGGGTGGTGTGCTCTCCGTCGAGCAGGGGGTGGTATCACCTGGCGCGCGCCGTCGTCCCCCCACCTCGCCTGCAGGCTAAATAGGTCGTTTTTTCTGCGCTTCTGCGCTCTGCTTGATGTTAATCAGGCTGGGCGCTCAGTTGGCGTTTTGGGAAGCGCTGAACCCTGCGAAACCCTGCGTGGCAGGGTAGTAGGGCAGATAACCTGGAACGTCGGACGGGCGACTTTTTCAGGAGCGCCATCGGGAAAAGGTAATTTTGGTAATTGGGGGCATTCATTGGGCTGAGAGCCCCGTTCTGGCTGGGTTTCGCGAATTACTTGGAAAGGTAATTTTGAGTAATGCATAAGGTAATTTTTACGTAACCTATTGATTTATAAGATGCGGATGATCAAGAGCGATTACCTTAAAGAAGAGTAATTTCATTACCTAAAAATTACTTAAATATTACCTTTCCAGTTTCGCTTGAAAACCTTGAAAACAAAGGCCTGCAGCCAATCGTCGCGCTCACATTACCTAAATTACTCTTTTCCGATGGCTCACCCGAAAAACGCATCAGGTCCTAGAAGTCGAGTCGATTTTCGTTGCCGCGCAAATCCATGGGTACATTTTCGCGCTAGCTATCACCGCGAATCCCTTACAAACCGAGGCTTGATTTTTCGAAAAGCGTGATCGGGTGCTTTAACATTCCTCACGCTTGGAGGTTCCACGATTCTCTGCAGCTCGGCTGTTATGTTCAAACTCGGTTGCCGGTAGACCAGTCGTGGTGTGCTAGACGTTAGTGAGCCGCCAAGCTACCTTCGCTGCAGCACTGTACTCAACCGCTCCAGGGCAATCGGAAGGAAAAGGATTGTGAGTAAAACGGTCATCCAAATCAGCGCTGTAGGCACCAGAAAAGGTGCGTTAGGAAAACTTTTTATCGCTAAAGCCGATGCATCAGGGCGCTACGTACTTAATCGAAAAAAGCGCGTTTCTCCGACAAATGCCCCCACCAATAAGGCCGTCAACAAAGTCTACGCTTCGGATTTGGATGAAGCCGCCAGGCTTCTTCAAACTGATGATTATTTGATCTATCTGGTTTCAGTGGATGGTCAGAGGGCGCTCCGGAAGCTTAAGTCAGTTCAGATTCAATACTCTCAGGCAGGAGTGAATGCTGAGAGTACTGTTGCGGCCGTACGTGTCGTTTCACCGAGTGACGCTGCTCCTAGAGTTCCGGGCTGGCAAATAGTTTTCCATGCCCTATGTCAGTTGAACAAGCCTGCCTCTAGACGCGAACTGCTTCAGCAACTCCGTGTTTCCAATCCGGAATTTAAGCTGTCCAACCTGGATCCTGACTTGCGCTTGATCACCGTGAACGACTCCGCCCGAGGACACCACCAGAGGTACGAACCGGCACGCCGAACTGATAGAGGTCATCGGTATGATCTGGTTTACAAAAGACGTTTGAAGGCGGGCGGTGCGCTCATGTACGAACGCTATGAACCGACGACCCATGGGATATGGGAGCTATATCGGAATGATTCTGTTACGACCAAAAGCAAAATGCGCACACGTTCTTTTTCCGGGAACGTATTGCAAAAAGAATTAGAAAACGCCGAAAAAATTGTTGAAAACGAAGGTGACTTTGATTTTATCAATGAGCCTGATGCTCGCGCCCGAATCAGCAGAGCGATCGTACTTCGGCGTGGTCAGGGAGCTTTTCGCAGGGCATTGATCGAAGCTTATGAAGGTACCTGCGCCGTTACCGGATGCACCGCTCTCGATGTCCTGGAGGCGGCTCACATTGTCCCGTACAGAGGTGAACACACCAACAGGGTTGATAACGGACTGCTGCTGCGGGCCGATATCCATACCTTGTTTGATCTTGGCCACCTTTGGATAGAGGAGGGCAACATTCACTTGGTCGCCCACCTTCTTGATACCGAGTACGGAAAGCTGAACAACAGGAAGCTGAGATTGCCGAGGAAAAAGGCTGACAGCCCGTCTGCAGATGCATTGGCGCACCATGCGTCGGAGACGAAAAAAGTTACCAGCCTCATTGCAGACCTTCAACAGGAGCAAGCGTAAGCAGCTGTCGAACAGGCATTTTTTTACTCCGCAATCCACCTCGGGGGCCTTGGATATCTGGTGCGAAAACGGACTCCGAAATTCGGATTTAAGTAGCAAGAATTCACTTAACTATCTGATTTTTAATGGAGAAATTCAGGACTTAAAATCCCCCGCTCGTAAGGGCGTGCCGGTTCGATTCCGGCTTCGGGCACCATGAATATCAAGGGCTTGCATGAGATACCTCATGCAGGCCCTTAGTTTTTTCTTGCCGCAATTCCTATTTTGCAGACGTCACCTTCTTCCCTTTGCGGTTGCGGATGTATTGCTCAGTCATCACTACGGCGGTGTGATCAAGCTGGTCCATTACCTCCCGGATGTTGCCGGTTGAATCCACAACCCAAGCTGCCTTTCACGGGCGGCGGATATCGGTCACAAGCGGCCATTTTCAGTTGTCATAGCTCAGTGAGCTCACAGAGTGACTGATACATTGCGTAAGAGCGAACGACCAGGAAAGGTTAATGAAGCCGGATATTGAGCGGGAGCGCTCGGATTGAGGTTGACCGTTTGGCATGCGTGGCACCAAACGGTCATTGCTTCCTTTCACGACTTACGAGCCAATAGTTCGGCTCGAAGCGGCATCCATTCGGGGGGAAGTGTTCCTCACCATCCGTTTAGGCGAGACCAGTGGCTGATCTCTCCATTTTCCTCTAAAGCCTCGTAGGCTTGGTATTGAGCACCCGTGGCGCAGGCATGGTTGGGCAGAATACGCAGTCGGGTTCCAATAGGAAACCGCTGCTCGATGTCTACCTTTTGGCCTACCTCAAAAGACGCCACACCGTGCTCCTGGTTGGCTGAACGCAACTGAAGCCCGTCGATCAGCTTGCCCTCTGCATCGCATACCAGGCCATAGCCGAAATCGCATTGTTGGGACTGTGTGCCTCGGTCACGACTCATCGCCATCCAACCGGAATCGGTGATGATCCAGCCCTTCTCTGGCTGATGGCCAATCACGGTGGTGAGGACGCTCAAGGCGAGTTCGTCCAGCTGGCATACGCCAACATTGTGCATGACCAGATCGAAGAAAACGTACACGCCGGCACGGAGCTCGGTGACGCCATCTAGGTGAACGGCAGACAATGCAGTAGGAGTCGAACCGACACTTACTTCTTGGCACGGCAAGCCCGCAGACCGAATGACCTCAGCAGCCTTCACACATTCTGAACGCTCCAGCTCAGCGATTTCCTGCAGCGCCTCAAGAGTGCTCAGCTTGTAGCTTTCGCCAGCGTGAGTCATCACACCTTTGAGTACAGCGCCACCTACGTGAAGGATTCTGGCGATCTCGATCAGCACAGGATCGTCACTACGAACACCTGAGCGGTGATGGTCACTGTCGATCTCGATGAAAACTTCAAACTGCTCGCCATGGGCGCGGCAAAAGTTGGTGATTGCTCTCGCGCCTGTAATGCTGTCAGTGACAATCGTCAGGGAACAACCAGCGCGGCGTAGTTCCAGCGCTTGATTGAGCTTGGTGGGGGCCATGGCTACGGCGTAGAGAATGTCGGTGATGCCTTGGGCAAAAAAGGCCTGAGCTTCCTTGAGTGTGGAAACCGTTATGCCTTGGGCTCCAGCCTTCACCTGAGCTGCTACCACCGGCTCGCATTTGGTAGTTTTCACATGCGGCCGTAGCCTTACACCCAGACGATTTGCCTGGTTCTGCATGCGTTGGATGTTTTGCTGCATGCGGCTTACATCCACCACGGCTACGGGGGTATCAAGGGAATCAATGGAGGAAGTCATTAGCTAGGTCTCGCGGGTGTCTGTGTGTTTGCAACTCTACGCAGTACGGTATATTTTTGGTTAACGTTCACTTAAACAAACGTTAAGAACTATTTAATGATTACGTTCTCCGATCTCGAACTGGTTACGGCAATTTCTGTTTCCGGCTCATTGAGCGAGGCCGCTCGCAAGCTAAGAGTCACCACTGCAGCCCTCTCGATGAGACTGCGAAAGCTCGAAGCGGAGTTGGGCATGAAGCTCGCCAGCCGAGACTCCAGACGCTTGGCGTTGACCGAAGATGGAGAACGCATGGCCGAGGAAGGCCGACGGTTGCTGCAGGCGTTGGAGGAGCTGTCGGATTCAATGGTGGCAGACGACGAGCGCCTTCAGGGAGTGATCCGCCTATCTGCACCGTTTGGCTTTGGGCGATTGCGATTAGCCCCCTTGCTGGCAAGGTTTGCAAAGCTCCACCCTAAACTAAGAATCGAGCTCGACCTGCGAGAAACCCCTTGGCCAGATCGGAGCAATTGCGATGCGGTAATCCACATTGGCTCAATCAGCGACAGCTCATGGACTGCTCAAGTGTTGGCATCCAATGAACGATGGTTGTGTGCCAGCCCGTCCTATCTGAAAGAGAATGGAGCCCCGATAGAGCCTGAGGACCTGGCGGCTCATCGGTGTATTTGTATTCGTGAGAATGACGAACACGCGACGTACTGGCACCTGCGCAGGGACAACGAGAGCAAGTCTCTGCGAATCTTTCCGAGCATGGTCAGCAATGATGGTGGAGTGGCGCGCAGATGGGCCGAACAGGATCTTGGTTTGGTTCTGCGTTCGCAATGGGATGTGGCTGACTCGATTGCCCAGGGAACCCTGATCCGTGTGCTGGCGGACTGGGAATTCGAGACCGCTCCGATTCTGTTGCTGATCCCGACCAGAAAAAACAGATCCCGTAAAATACAGGCTCTTGCTTCTTTCTTGAGTGAATCATTCAAAACGAAAGGCACTGAAAAACGCCGTTCATAGGCTGTTATCGTCCTCTCATTGAAACCTTCTACTTTTGCTGGATATCTTCACTATGAAGAAAACGACCCCCGAGCAACAAGCGCTGATCAGTCAGCTGGAGCAAATTGCA